TTGTCGAAGCAATGGAAGAATTATCTAAACAACAACCTAGATTCAAATTGTTAAGCAACTTAACAAAAGAAGAATATTATCATGAATTAGCAACAGCTCGTATTCAATTTAATAGTTCACTTCAAGATTATGTTTCTTGGACAGTATTAGAATCTACTTGTTTTGGCTGTGATGTAGTATTTCCAAATTTTAGATCATTTCCAGAATTTATTCCAGCAAACCGATCGTATACTCCATTTTCAGTAGAATCAGCAGTTTCGGTATTAGATCGGGTATGTAACAATGATTATAATCGTTATTATGATTTTGCAGATACGGCAGATTTAGGTAGACGAACTGAAGCATTCATTATGGTATCAGATTATGATCAAGAATTAAACGTTTGGCATGAATCAGCATTTTGTAATCATTTAATTAATGAATATTTTAAAAACAAAGGTAACGAATGAGTAAGAAATTTATATACTATCCATCACTATCAGCAGGATCGATGGTATCTGCATTCAAAAAGGATGCAAAATTTGAGGATGGTACCACAATGAGATTCTTCTCAAAGGACTATCCTGAAGAATGGCGACATCCTTATTTTTTGATCACTGCAGGTCACCATTACAAGAAAATGGACTTTCGTCAGCAAATAGGTCTTGATGATGATGTGTTAGTGTTTGGTGATTCCGGAGGATTCCAGATTGCTACTGGTGCACTAAAATGGGATAGCACGATACGTGAAAAGATTTTCCATTGGTTAGAAGCTAATAGTGATGTAGCAGCAAACCTAGATATTCCACCTCGCGTTACCTTTGAGAATCGTTTTCAAGATTCAATGGATATTTCTTTTGATAACTTTAAATGGTTTGAAAAACATCAGTCAGGAAAAACTAAATTTTTAAATGTTATTCAGGGTACATACAATGAAGAATATAATACTTGGTATCATAAATTCAAGGACTTTGATTTCAATGGATGGTGTATTGGTGGTCCTAAGCGTTTGGTAGATTTCATGTACGTGATTGCACTAATGCTGCAAGAACGTGAATTCGAAAAGGCTCATGTGCAATATGTTCACTTACTAGGAATCTCAAAAATATCAGATTTCTTTATTTTATCTACTTTGCAAAAACTTCTCAATGATTTGACTAACGGGCGAGTGCAATTATCAACGGATTCATCGTCGCCAGGTCAGTATCCAGTATATGGTACATATCTGCATTCCGGCAACTATAAAACGCAAACATTTACAGAATTGTATTTTCCTAAGAATGCAGAATATCGCAGAAAGACACATATTAAGAAAGGCAAAGAGTCTGTGGAGATTGATAAGACAAAACATGTTCCTTGCAGTTTAGATTGTCCAGCGTGTCGAGACTTTACATATGAATATTTAGGCGGAGAAACGGCAGATGGACTAGATCGTTATTCACAGGAAGGTATGCCACGTATGGTTGTGCATAATACACATCTTTATGTTGATATTGCCAAGGATATTGATAAAATGGTAGATTCCCATGTAGAATTGTTAGAGACAGCTATACCAACGGATCTATTCAATGTGATATTATCATTGCATGATATGTTTGCTGACCCAGACAATGCAATGCATGTATATGCAAAGTATAAGAAAACATATAAAAAATTCGGTGGTGATTCTATTTCCACAACCGATGCAAACAAGTTCGCAGAATTCTTTAAATTTTAAAAGGTAAATAATGGAAAAAAGTAAATTGCAATCATTTATTAATCGATATCATCTTGCTGGAAACTGTGAGGCAGTTATCGTAAAAGAAAACACAAATGGAGTTGGATGTGATTTGATCGACCAAGATCAGACAATTGTAGGAAGAATTCAATGGAAGACTACTCCATTCATGAAAGGTGCACTAGGTATCAATCATACCGGAGCATTAACAAAGATGTTAGGCGCAGTTGGTGAAAACATTGAAATCAGTGTGCAAGAATCATCTGGAAAAAATTATGCAATGAAGATCTCGGAAGGTTCCACTAAAATGACATTCATGTTGGCAGATACCACCGTTATCCCAGCAGTCCCAACCATCAATGCTGAACCGGATTATGAAGTTGCAATTGATATTAACGATGAATTCGTAACAAAGTTTATCAAAGCAAAAAATGCACTTCCAGATGCAAAGAATTTTGCGGTTCAAGTGAAAAACGGAGTCATCGTGTTTGTAATTAATTATACTACTATTAATGCAGATAACATTTCATTTGAAGTTGGTCCTAGCAATGTTGCTAACATGGATCCTATTTGTTTTTCTGCAGATAAACTCAAAGAAGTTTTAATTGCAAATCGTGGCGATGCTGGAAAATTGCATGTATCACCGCAAGGATTGGCTCGCATAGATTTCACCGGATCTGATTTTGAATCATCTTATTGGCTCGTACAATTACAGAATTAATCATGATAGTATCAGTAGTAAATAAATCAAACAATGCGTTGCCACAGTATGAAACACCTGGGGCAGCTGGATTAGATGTTAAGTGCACAAAGGATTTTGCTATAGATCCGGGAGGACGTGAGTTAGTACCAACCGGGCTATACATGGAAATCCCAGCCGGATATGAAGTGCAAGTTAGACCCCGTAGCGGATTAGCCGTAAAACATGGAATTACTGTGTTAAATACACCAGGAACGATAGATTCTGATTATAGAGGTGAGTTGTGTGTAATTTTAATTAATCATGGTCCTAGATCCGTAGAATTTACAGCTGGTGATCGAATAGCTCAGATAGTACTATCAAAAGTAGAACGAATCGAATGGTTAGCTACCGAATCATTGACTGGCAGTAAACGAGGTGATAAAGGTTTTGGATCAACGGGACAATAACATGTTTGGTACACAGGAAAATACACTTTGGGTAGAAGCATTTCGCCCAGATACATTAGAAGGATATATTGGTAATGAACACATCATTGAAAAGGTTAGTGTATTTATTGCTAATGGCGATGTTCCTCATTTGTTATTTTATGGCACAGCTGGAACTGGGAAAACCACATTGGCAAAAATTATCGCCGGTAGTGTGGATGCCGATGTTATGTATATAAATGCATCTGATGAAAACTCAGTTGATGCAGTTCGTGATAAAATTAAACGATACGCATCCACGGTTGGATTTCGTCGTTGGAAAATTGTTATACTAGATGAGGCTGATTACTTAACGCCGAATGCCCAGGCAGCACTTCGCAATCTAATGGAAACATACAGCAAAACAACCCGTTTTATTTTAACATGCAATTATGTAGAAAAGATCATCGATCCTATACAATCTCGTTGTCAGACATTTGCTATTACGCCACCAAACAAAACGGATGTAGCTAAGCGTCTGGTTACTGTGTTAGAACAATGTGGCGTTGAATATGACATAAAAGATGTAGCAGCAATCATCAATGCATCTTATCCAGATATCCGGCGAGCTATTAATGCAGCCCAGGCGTCTGTAGTAAACGGTAAATTGCAATTGGACAAGGCCAGTGCTATACAAGCTAATTACATGACCGAGATCCTGGATGTGCTGAAAACGGCAAAAGATAAAAAAGCTGCATTCACAAAGATTCGTCAAATAATTGCTGATAGCAAAGTACGGGACTTCACAGCATTATACACATTTTTGTATGATAATCTGGATGAATTTGCACACGGTCATGTTGCCCCATGCATTTTGATTATTGCAGAATCTCAGTACAAAGATGCATCGGTAGTAGACAAAGAAATCAACATAATGGCAATGTTTGTTAATATATTAGGAGAATTATGAGTAATAAACTAAATGTAAATATCGGACCAAATGATATGCAGCCGATTACATGCAAAGAATGCAACGGAATGTATTTTCGACAGGTAATGGCTATCAATAAAGTATCGAAACTACTAACAGGCGCAGATAAAGACACAATGGTTCCGATCCCGGTGTTTCGATGCGATGACTGTGGATTTATTCCGGAAGAATTTCAACCAGTTAAACTGAAAAAGTAATGTCTAGTCCATATTATAAATCAGATGTTACGATTGTGTTTAAAACATCCAATCGAAGCAATGCTAAGACTAAAATCAAAACAATTCGCAACAAAAGCATTGATGATGTTTTAGAACGAAAGATACCAGGTATCCCGGATACGGCAGTGATATTAGAAATGGGAATTGGTGAGGAATTTGAACAGCAGTGGAAAACAAAATACAAACTATAAAATGGCAGAAGAAAAAAAGGGTGCAACAATTTTTGATTTCATCGATGGTATCACTCACAAGAAAAAAGAATGGTCTCGTTGGTCCGATACGGATCAAAGTAAATTTTCAGTTTTCATTGTGAATCGATGGTTATCAATGCGGCAGGATCTGATAGAATTAGTTAATGAGTTACAGACATATACAATTAGCGTGTTACGTCCCAGAGAAACATATCGCCTTTATCATGAAATATTACCAGCAACCAAAGGATTTGCAAAGTATGTTAAAGGTAAAAAGGAAGATAAGTATTCAGACAAATTGATTGCCCAGATTGCCGAACATTAT